GGCATGAAGTCCATCGACGGGTCGGAGACGTCGTGGATGTCGACGTCGTTCCACCGCCGCCATCCCCGCCGAGTGGTGAACCCACCGCGTGGATCGACGTCCACGTTGAGCAGATCGGGCGACTCGTTGGGATCCAGCTGGAACTGGCTCTCGCGCAGGTTCAAGCCACCGACGAACGTCGTCAGTGCGGCGGGCTGGAGGCGGTTGGCGCTCACGGGGCGGGCGGAACAACGACGAAGCTCGGACCCCAGCCGGTCGGCGCACCACCGTGCATGACGAGTGGCTTGTTGCCCACCGGCTGCATGATCGTGCGCAGCTGCTGAGTCAGGTCACGCTGCCAACGAGCGAGGTACACGCCTTCCATCACCTCGTCTTCCTGCTGGGCGTGGACGAGGGACATGGCGAAGTAGCACAGCGTGGCGTGCAGCCGTGGATCCAGATCGGGGATGGACGAGGCGGCGTTGTCCCACACTGGCTGGCGATAACCGCGCAGGATCAGGTCGACGTGCTGCTCTCGACCAGGCAGCGGCCACAGGTACACCGCCCCGTTCCAGATCGAGTAGTACACCGACGTCCGGTCGCCCTCGCCCTCGACCGTGCCGAAGGAGTTCTCGGCGTTCTCGTGGACGATGGACACCAGCTTGTAGCCCCGCCCCGCCTCGACGATCGACAAGATGCCGGGGATGTTGACGTCCGCGGGCAGGGTGACCTCAACAGTCCCCGGCACCTTGGCGATGGTCCAGGTCGTCTCGTTGCGTGGCCACTCGTTGGAGAAGGCCATCGTCCGGTCGAACGCCTCCTGCAGGTAGACGTTGAGCAGCCGGTCAGGCAGGTCCGTCTCATCGAGTTCGAGGTGATCGCGGACGTACGTCCTCAGTCCTGCGACGTCGATGACGTCACCTCCTTCTCAGTCCACGCGTTGTACACGCCTGCCTTGCGGGCGTGGAACACACACAGCCCGAGTTCCTGGATGGGGTGCGCCTTGCACGTCCCGTCCTTGCCCTTGCAGGTCACCTTCTTCGGTGGCTTGACCACCTTCTTCGGGTCCTTGTACGGCGCGGTCGACCACAGCGCGGCCGACTGGATGTGCTCGCCCGCTGATTCCGGGCGCCCGGTCGAATACACCGGATCACCACGCCAGGCGTACTGCAGCTGAACGTTCTGGCCATTGGCCAACGCTGGCTTGATGTGCGAGGAATCCTTGCTGGCGGTCACGTGCCCTCCTGTTCAGGGGCCGCTACTACACGTGTAGTAGCGGCCCCGTCATCTTGACTGTCAGGGGGTCGGGACGACGTTCGTGACCTTGAAGTTGCGCCGACGCTCGCGGGTGGTGGTGTTGCCGTAGGTCGTGATGAACGACACGCGGGCATCCAGCGTGGACCCAGCGGGCGCGCCGGGGGTGGTGCCGTTGCCGGTCGGTGCGGTACCGACCGCGCCGACACCGGAGCCGGTTGTGGCCATGCCGGTCAGGTTGGCAGTGAACGGCGACTGCTTGAAGTTGCGGTCGCTGTGGATCGTCAGCCCGACGTACTTCGAGTTCAGCCCGATGGCCCCACTCGTCGGGGCGTCCGGGTCGTAGTAGATCGGCACGTTCTTGAACATCAGGTTCTGGAACCCGAGGTTCGCCTTGTTCGTGTCGGTGTACCGGACCTGCGGGGTCAGGCTGCCCTCGTACATCTCGTAGACGTTCGCTCCGGCGAAGATCGCGTCGACGTGGTCCGAGCCACCATCGCTGGCGAGCATGAACATGCGCCGGAGGATGGCCTCCAGGTCGTCCCCGGCGATCGTCGCAGCGAACGGCAGACCGGTGATCGTGTTGCCCTTGGCGTCCTTGCCCACGCCGGTCGTGGCGTTGTACGTCGGGGAGCGCCACAGGTTCTCCAGCGTGGCGTTCGCCGGGGTGATCCCACCGGCGGGGAGATCGGAGTCGATCAGCGTGGTCAGCGGATCGAAGTCGGTCGCCTTCGGGGTCTGGCGGGTGCCGTAGAGCATCCGCACGAGGATGTCCTTCAGCGTGTTCTCGGCCTGCATCACCTTGGCTTCGAGCAGGTTGATCATCTGCTCCTTGCCGTTGTTCTGCGCCTCTTCCAGGCCGGAGATGATGATCGTGGCGAACAGCTGACGCCACGGGTACACGGCAGCGGTGATGCCGCCCTGCGGGTGGACCTGGATCTGGTCCCACGGGCCGTACGAGTCAGCCTCGCCACCACCGAGCAGGAGAGGCTCGACGATCTGGATGCCGCCGTCGGCGGTACGCACTCGGCCGTTCGACTGGAGGTACTCCAGCAGCGGGCGGGAACCGAAGATGTTGTCGGTCAACGTCTTCCGGTAGTTGTTCATCGTGGTGGACAGGAGCGTGTCCCACGAGGCGGGGAGGTTGGCGGCAATTGCCACAGGGCAGCCTTTCGGTTAGGTGCCGCCGATGTCTTTCCATGCTTGCTCGGCGGCTTCTCTGAACGTGATCGGTCCAGTCCGCTGCTGCTCCACGATGTTCCTGCTTGGTGCTCCTCGTCCCGAGGAGACCGTCTGCGTCGCAGCTGTCTTGGCTGCGGTGCGCTGACTGTTCTCTGCCGCCTGGCGTCGTTGGTGTTCCACCACGGATGCCTGGATGCGGTCGAAGGCGATCGTCTTCCAGACCATCGGCAGGGCATCGAGCCCCAGGTTGGCCTGCATCGCGGTCCCGACGACCAAACGAAGATCATCGTCGTTCAGTGCGTACTGGTTGCGGAGGTTCCCGACTGCCGCTTCCAACGCTCTGTCCGACTCACGCTGCTCGAAGCGCTGCTCCAGGGCGATTCGCGCCTGGCGTTCCTCATACAGCTGCCGCTCCAGCGGATCATCGAACTCCGGCTCAGGTTCCTGGGCCTGCTGTTGCTGATCCAACTGGTACTTCTGCGCCAGGATTGTCAGCGTGAGCGCGGGGTCCGCCTGCAGCGCTTGCTGCAGCTGGATCCCGTACTCCGCCTCCCGGCGCATCTCGGCAACCAACTGTGCCTTCCGCGTGTAGTCGGCCTCACGGCTGTAGCCACGCTGGAACTCACTGAACGGCACTTCGATCTCTTCGCCGTCGATCTTGGTCCGCACCCAGCGGTTGTCAGGATCGTCGACTTCGAGATATTGGCGAGGCGGCGCGGCGTCTTCTGCCCCGTCGATTACCTCCCCTGCGTCCGCGATGTCCCCGGCGAAACCGGGATCGACCTCAGCAGGCTGCCCGTCTAGGGCGTCTACTTCCGACACGGAGTTCCTCCTGGCGTGCTCCTGTGGTGTTCGGAGTTAATCACACGCAGGGGGGTTACGTGGGTTACTGCGGTGGCATCTGTCCCATCATCTGTGCGAGAAGTTCCGGCGGCAACGATTCCGGGCCACCCGCTGGCGGGCCTTGGGGTTGCTGTCCGAGCATCGCCATGAGCGCTTGCATGGGATCTTGGCCGGGTGGCGGACCACCCTGCGGCGGCATCCCTGGAGGACCACCACCCGCCATCGCGGCCATCTGATCCATCGGAGTCGGACCTGGCGGCGGCACCTCTCCCGGCGGGAACTGCCCTGGCGCGTCGCCTGGGGCCTGCGTCGGGGCGTTCATCGGCGGGGGCTGCTCCCCTTCCGGCGGCGGCTGCATCTGTTGTGCGCTCGGATCCCCCTCCGGGGGCGGCGCTTGCTCCGGGCGCATGACCAGCGGACCGACATCCTTGACACCGAAGCCCTTCTGCAGGACGTACATGTACAGACCGAGCGGGTTTGCCACGCCCATCTGCAGGAAAGGCATCGAAGCGTCGACCAGCTGCAGGGCGGACTGTCGCCTGAACGTCTCGTTCTGCGGCTCGGTCGATCCAGCAGCGACCTCGAAGTCGAACTCGCCGGAGATGTAGTCCTTGTCGTACGGCACCCACACCTTGCCGGGCATGGTCACCACACGGGCAACCTGCTCGCCGGTCATGAACTGCTGCATCAGGCCGATGATCCGCTCACCGATCTCCGCGAGCACCGTCTCGATCTTGGCCAGGCGATCCTGGGCTCGGCTGTTCGCCGCGTCCTGGATCATCGCCGCCTCGGTAGCGGTGCGCTTGATCGACTGCTGAGCCGCACCGCGCTGGTAGTCGGAGACGCCGGAGACGCGGTCGATGTCGTTGGTGATCAGCCCCGACTGATCGTAGAAGTCCGTCGGCGTGATCACCGCCGGGAGCGGGGCGATGACGCTGCCGGGGTTCCCGTCGGAGGTGACGGGGATCATCGTGTTGTCGATCTCGGACTCCAGGGCGAGCACACCCTGGCGGTCGAACGCATCCTTCTCGTAGAGCCACTTGCGCTGGAAGCGCTTCCTGTGGTTCATCATCTGGTTGCGCGTCTCGTTGAGTTCCAGCTGCAGCGACTCGATCTGCGCCACGTCGCCCATCGTGTAGAAGCTGTCGATCATCTCGTAGCTGCGCATCATGACGAACGGGTGGCCGAAGCCGTAGGGCATCGGCTTGGGCTTGATCAGGAACCCACCGCTGCCGTCGGTGTCCTC